TTGTACTTTTCTGCAACACGAGGATCTAACAAAAGCTCACTTCGGTTATCTTTTAAACTCTGAACAGCTTGTTGAAACTCATCTTCAGAAAGATTAGGCATAGCTTTACGTAACGCTTCTTCATTTTTTAAACGAGCGTCAATAGAAAGAGCAGAGTTTACAGAGTTGTCTCTAGAAATATTTTTAGTTTCTGGAACCAGTCCCTGTAACTGCTGTATCTGCGATTGAATAATCCTTGCACGAGCTACTGTTATTCCCGGCTGAGAAAGCTGATCTTGCATCTGTTTAATAGTGTTATTAAGTCCTGATACATTACCTGCTTGTGCAAACTGAACGCCTTGGTTGCCTAAAGCAGCAGCACCTTGAATAGCCTGTAGCTCACGCTCCTCTTTACGTCTTTCAGCAATACGATCACCTAACTCAAACAATCCCTGCTGAAACTGCGGGTTGGTTAAACCTTGTATAAGTCCTTGTCCAAATCTAGCCATTTTTTTTCTCCAGTTTAACCTAATGCTCCGCCCAACAACCCTGTACCTGCCGCACCAATCAGGTTAGCTTGGCCTAAGCCAGAACCCAACAGCGCCTCAAGTCCAGACATCTTGGCTTCACCAAACATACTTGCGCCAGCCAACTGACCACGCTGGGCCAACTCAGATGCTGCCAAACCTTGCTGGAACATATTGAGAGCTTGTGCCTGCGGAATGTAAGAAGCACCTAGACCAGATANGCCCATGCCTTGTTGAACTTGTTGCAGACCCAACTGACCAGAGAACAAACCAGAACCAAGACCCAACAGTTGCTCTGTTCAACGCAGCCTGTTGTATACGCTCTTGTTGAGCTTGTTGCATTGCCATAAGAGATGCTTGGTTTTTGGCTTCTTCTTGTGCCTGAGCTAAAGCTAGTTGTTCAGGCGTACCACCAAACATCGCTGTCTGTACGCCCAGACGCCCTTGACTAGCAAGACGCTCTTCAAGAGCTAAACGTTTGTCCGCTCCTCTTTCAGGAAGCTGCATTGCTCTGATACGATCAAAAACTGCTTGCTCTCTTCCAGTAGCGTCAATACCAGCAGAAACATCTCTAAGAAGCTCGCCGCCTCTAGTTAAAACGTTTGCCCCGATAGTACGCATTTGAGCAGCACCGGCAGGATCTTGAACTAACAGGCTCTTTCGTGCCTCTTCTAACAAACCCTGCTTGAGACGTTGCTCCTGCTCACTTAAGTCTATCTGAAGGTTAGGGCCAATGCCTCCAGCCATTCCTCCAGCGCCGCCGCCAGCCATTCCCGTACCAGTCATTCCAGCGCTTCTAGCCGCCGCAAACTCTTGGTTGGTGACTACGCCGTCGTTGTTAATATCCAAACCTTGACCTAAAGCTGCACGTTGGTTAGCAACAGCTTGTTCACGAGACACTCCTTGAGTATCCATAATCTGCTGTATACGGTCGTCGTATCCCATAGTAGAAAATGAGCTAGGCGCAGGTATGCCTGCTCCAACAGAACTACTCGTGTACTTTGATCCGGGAAACGCCCTGCTCCCTACGCTGACCGTAAACGGACGAAACGCTGTTTGCTGTAAGCCTGCGGCTGCAATAGGGTCAACACCCTTAAATGCTTGTTGACCTATGTCACCTAAATCTTCATAGGCTTTTGTTACAAGACCTAAACCAGCAGCACCCATAGCAGCTTGACCGGCGTTGTTTACCAGATCCTTGCCGACGTTTGTTGCAAAGTTTCCTACGCCTTTTATAATATCGTCTATTAAACTCATACTGTTTTACCTACTAGTGCTAATACATTCATTTCCTGTAGGGATATAGAGCTACCGTTCACTTCTGTTTGTAGTCCCACAGAAACCACAGACCCGTTACCCGTACAATTTAAAGACTTTCGACTAATCAAATCACCAAGTGTAAACTCAACAGCCGTGTACTCTGACACGCCGTAAAAACCGGGTGTTGATGACCCTACTCTAAAGCGTGACGTATTAGCCTGAATTGAAAAGTCGTAAGTCCAACTCAGGATAATGTCTGCGTCGTTACCGCCAATGATTGTAGGCCGTATCTTTTTAAGCAGCTTTAACTTCGACGGGTCGCCAAACGTCAAGCCCGGACTTGTGTACCGGAAAATGTAAGATGAGTTGTTGTCGTCGAACCCGTCGTACGTACCTATTCCGTCCACAGTACCAATGTAAATATCACCGTTGCGATCTCTAGCAAAACTTTTGAAGTCAACACTAGGCCACTTAGTTACACGGAACGCTCCGTTTTCCAACCGACCTCGTAAGTCAAAACAATATATAAGGTTACTGTCAGGCAGTCCTAGTAAGTAAAAATAGTTTTCAGGACTGTACACAGTCGTGGCTGGGCTAGTCTTATTTTTTAGCTTTGCAATCAAATCTTGTTTTACGTTACGGCTTGCGTCTGTTACAGGTAAAGATTTTTCTTGAATTACCCGACCTAAACTACGTAAACCGTCGTCAGTTAAAAACAACAGATCAGCACCAATACTCTGTACTGTCTTTCGATCAATACAACCCACACCTGACACAGTATCTGATAAAGTCATAGAAGCAGGTGTTTCAGGGTTAGCGTAAACCAGTATGCTGTGTTCTCCAAAAATAATAAGGAACCCGTTGTGAGCCGCTAAAGCCACTACCTTGTCAGCCCCGTCAGGCCACGCTTTAGATACATCAATCGAGCCACTAGAACCGCCACTAAAGTCGTCACCGTCAAGCAGATCAGACCAGTAAATAGTGGTGTCGTTTGTAGTTGTACCCACTACCCACAGTCGACCAAAGCCAGCGATTACCTCGTGGCAGTACTGAGCTGCCGCAACAGAAGACCCAGATACAGCAGACATTTTGGTTACCGCCCCTAAGCTGTTGCTGTACACCAAAGGCTCAAAGCCACGTTGGAAGAAGTACGCATGGTCGTTAAAGTTTACGATCTTCCAGTCGTTAGCAGTAATGGTATATGAGCCGGGCGTAGCGTCTACTAACGTAGTAGTACCAGTCATAATCTTGTTGTTACCAGTGCTAAAGATAACCTCGTTACCGGCACTGTCGTAAAACTCGTGGATGTTGTGGATGTAGTCAGTACCCAACACTGTTTTATCCGTTGTAATTACACTGTTACCCTGACGAGCCGCCAATCGGCCCTGTCGGTCGATAATCGCGTTGTCTGCAACTTCAGCAAAAGACGTGTCCTGTGCTAGAGGAGAGTCTTCTGTGTTGATTCCCTGAAACGCAGGAGCAACTAAATCAATGCTTCTTAGAGGCTGTGCCATAATCTATCCTACGGTGTGTAGAAGATTGTCTCTTCTGGGTGCTTCTGGGCATCCAACGCAATCGCATCAGATAAGTACTTGTCAGCTAGAGCAAAGTACTCAGGGGTAGACGTACCACCTGTTTCACCACGCTCACGAGCTAACAACGCAATCGCCATGTGAATCACGGGACTGCTAGGTATAGCCAACGTATCTGCATCAGCACTCAGAGGTACGTTACGCAAAACTACTTTTACTTTTAACGAGTAAACGCCGTCAGGTTTAGGGTACACGTCAATCTGTGTATCACCGTTAGCGTCTACGCCGTTATAAGTAAAGTACTTAGGCGCGCCTGAGACTGGGTTGTTTACAAAGAACTCGTTGTCAAACCACGCTTGTGTTTGGTACTGTAACTCGCAGTTTGAAGTGTCGTTTATAATTCTAAAAACTTTACCTTCGTCGCCACTGCCTGTCAGTGAGTACGTGTAGTCGTCAGCAGCCGTCGTAATCGTAAGGGTGTTACGCAACGCTGACCAGTCCCACGCCGTCTCTACAAGATCCTTTGCGTCGTTTACAAAGTCACCGACCATCTTGCTGTACGTACTCTCAGATACGTTAGTTACTTCGTCTTCTCGTAAACGTCTGAGTACGTTGTTTACCAAATTTAAGTAGGTCATGCTAAGTTCCTAAAAATTAGTTGTCCTATTGCATCCANAGAATTTGTAGGTCTCATCAAACCGGATGGCTGTACAGGAGCAGGAGCTGCCAGTAAACCAGCAGCAAAGTCAACAGGGGCTTGCTGTCGGATCGCTACGGGAACAGTAGGGGTGTAGCTAAGACCTCTCAAAAAAAGGCTGTGTAGTTCCACCAGCGCTACCAGCAGCACCGCCACCACCACCACTGCTGGGTGTAGGTGTAGGTTCAGGACCACCTATTTTAGTCGGGTCTTCTGGCTCCGGGTCTACAACAGTAGGTGGAGGAGGCGGTGGAGGTGGAGGAGGACCACCCACATCTGGCTCTGGCTCTGGCTCCGGATCAGGAGTTGGAGGAGGCGGAGGTGGAGGAGGACCACCCACATCTGGCTCTGGC